GGTCAGAGCGCAACATTTGTTGCGATGTGAATGGTCGGTGTATTGACTGAGTTGGGTTCATGATGCTCTCCATTAGAAGTTAGGAAAAGAATAGAAACACAAGGTGACAAGTCACCCGACAGGGCACGAAGAAATAAATCCCCATACCCTGCCAGTTGCTCTGTCGTTCAGTCGAGCAGTCAACTCGGGGCTTCTCCCCGGTAGGTACGATAGGGCGTGTCGGTGCGATATACCCACCATGTAATCATTACATGGCAGTCCCGCATCCCGGTCTAGGTACGTCTTAGCGGTGGGAGACAATCGTCTGCGCGATTTGCGAAACCCACATAACTACCCGGACACAAGGGCTCATGGCACGTTAGTGCAGAGGAGCCCACCCATTTAGGTACGTTGCGAACAGCTTGCATCGTGCTATCTCTTTCGGTGCGATACGGCACACTACTCAATACACCACACGATGCCCCGACTGACTACGGGACGCCTATTCACCGATGGAAGGGTCTTTGACCTGCGTTCTGGGAGTCTTAGTGCCTCTTGTTTTTGCGAGTCTGTCACCTGTCGGCTTCTGGCTTGTGCCAGCGGCGGTTTGGTTTCCCGGCGTTGCAGGGGTCATGTAATGATTACATGGGGTGCAGGTGCCGGGCGGTCTGTTGAATTGTTAATGAACGATGCCGTGTGGGACGATGCCCACAGAGGGAAGTGTGGAGAGATACAGAACAAATATTTCTGAAAGAAATTAGAACCATAACTCGACCAACACAGCCTATATTCTACATTAAAAGTTATGGAAAGTCAAGGGGGTTTGGGACGATGTAATGATTACATGAGAGGATAAAAAGTTTTGTGAGAAATATCTGCATGGAGAAAAAAGGGGCTGAAATTGAATACTAATGCAATAGGAAATGGGGGGCGGTGTTACCAGGTTACGCAGGGGTTACGAGATTTTTAGGGGTTTGTAATGGGGGGCGGTGACAGTAAGTCGTTGATGCGTATGCGTTACTTGCGTAACGTGGGGGGTGTGTTACCAGGTTACGCGGTTTTGGCGGAAAGTATATATTTGGCACTTGCAAAAGGGGGGTTTGAGCGCGCGAAAATTTTGAGTTTTGGCCCATGTAATGATTACATGGCAGTTTTTCCCCCCTTCATTCCCTGAAAACTGCGTAACAGGTAACAGAAGAAGAAGAAGAAGTAGTAAGTATTATATATATATATGGGTAACGTATCCTGGTAACCCCCATTTGCAACCTTTGGTATTCACTTTGCGTGTTACGCAACTTCGTAACAACTGCGTAACAGCGTAACGCCGCTCTGACCATGTTACGCGCGTAACAAGGCCCATGTAATGATTACATGGCCGCCCCTCTGCCGGGTGATAGTGGCCCCGCCGGGCCCGCGCGGATGACCAATCCCATGTAATGATTACATGGCGCCGCCGCGCCGCCTGGCTCGCACTCGCCCACGCTCAGCTTCGCTCACGCACGCGCGCTCTCCCTTGCCCTGGACTACTATCACAAAAGCACCACGCTTGCGCGTGGTGCTCGTGACCGGCTTACTCTTTGAAGCTGGCGTCAATCTCTTGCGCCGCATCGATCAAGAGCCCGACCGTCATGTGGCGATTCAAGAGTCGCGCCTGCTGGACGGCCTTGCGCAGGGTTTCGATCAATTCGGCATCGGTAGTCGTCTGGACTTTACCGGCCTTGCGCACATCGGTCGCGCTACCCTTGGTGCCCTCGGCCTTTTCGGTCGCGGGCTTTTTGCTCCAAGGGAGCTTGCGCTCTTTATTTTGGAACAGGGTAGGCGTCCATTCAATGTTGAAATGCAAGGCACGTTGCGCGCCACCCGCATAATTTTTGAATGTGCCGATTTGCATACTGCCCACGCCTTCGCATGCGTCGATCACTACTTGCGAATTGACAATGGCCGAGTAGAGCGCTTTGCACGATGCCTGATCGCGGGAACCCGTGGTCAAGAACCACGTGTCGACGAATTTTTGCATGCACTCCCGGATGGTTTCCGACTTGGTGCGCTCGGCATCGTCGCCGATACGATGGGCCTCAATGATGCCCTCGGCAGTTGCGTCGAATGAGGGCAGGGTTTTTGTGGACTTGCTCATGATAAATCCTTTGAAAAGAAGTTTTTGAAATATCGTTCGGCCTCCCGAATCGATGACTCTATTGTTCCTTAAATCTAATGGTATGTCAAGCCCCATGTAATCATTACATCGAAAAGTAGAACGGCCTTGACCCACCCTATCCCCACCGCCCCAAATGGGCTTTGGAGTCCCTGCGCCCTCGCTACGCTGAGTGTTGGATCCGCTACCACCCCCAAACCCATTTACCCCTGTAATTCCATCCAGTACTTCAAAAAATTCCCAACCGCCAGACCCACCCCCCTCGATATAGGAAAGACCCCCCATACGAAAAAATAACACACCTGCGAAAAAATACAGTACACTCCGGCCAACTTAGGAGTGCGATTCCCTCCATGTACACACCAGTCATAGACTACGACGTTCCGTTGGCAGACTTCACGCCGACGTTCACATCCCTGGAAGAGCGGATTGATGCCGCTTACTCTGCATTGACCATGATGGAAGTTGAACGCGAAGGCGAAATTGATGGAACAGCGCGCGGTGCCGCGCTCAAAGCCTTTACATCGGGCCAAATAAACGACGCCGATCTGACAAACCCGGCGGTTGTGTTCCAAACCAAGACCATCCTGGACGAATACTCTGCAGCCGTTGTGGAGTCAGCCCTGCAGCTGCGCAACCTGGTCACTAATAAGTTAGTTCTCCTTGCAGATAACCGGGATCCGCGCATACAACTGCGAGCCCTGGAGCTGATTGGCAAGATTAGTGACGTTGGGCTGTTTACCGACAAGACAGAAATCACAATGCGCCACCGTCCGACTGAGGAACTGGAGCAGATGCTGCGTGAACGCCTGACAAAAGTCATTGAAGGCTCAGTATTTGAGCCTGGCACGGCCAACAGAGCGCTGGATATGGACGTTACGGACGTAACGGGCCGCGAGTAACCGCCCAAACCCCTGAATGCTGCCTCAAATCCCGCAAATCCTGGACAAAACGACCGTAGAGAAGGTCATCAAAAGCACTTCTAAGGAAGAAGCTGCCGAACTCCTGGCCATGATGGACATTCTGGAGGAGAGAAAGCGCGCTCACCTCTGCCAAAACGACTTTTTGGCGTTCATTGCAGCCATTGACCCCAATTACAAGTTCGGAACCCACCTAAAACGGCTCGGCGGACTGCTAATGGACGTGGAAATGGGGCTGAAAGAGCGAATTGCCGTGTCAATGGCGCCTCGTATGGGTAAATCCCAGATGATTTCCATCTACTACCCGGCCTGGTACCTGGGTAGACACCCTGAACACAAGGTAATTGTGGCGTCTCACACGGCAGATCTGGCAGTTGTGATGGCCCGTAAAGTGCGAAACCTCATCAATACGCCGGAATACCAGAAGATTTTTCCCAGCACGCGCATCGCTGCAGATGCCAAGGCGGCTGCCCAATGGAACACGACCGCTGGGGGCGAATATTTCTCAATCGGTGTGGGCGGTGCGTTGGCTGGGCGAGGCGCTCATCTAATCATTGCAGACGACCCGTTGTCAGAACAAGACATCAAGGCGGGGAACACAACCTCCCTGGACAGCACATACGAATGGTTCACTGCGGGTCTGCGTACACGTCTGATGCCCGAGGGGAAAATCTGCGTACTGCATACCCGGTGGCACCAGCGGGATCTGATCGGGCGGCTCTTAAAAGACAGCGCACAGAACGAAGGCGGGGACATCTATGAGCCCTTCGAGTTCCCAGCCATACTGTATGAACATACAGACCACGAGAAGTCTATCTGGCCAGAGCAGTGGAGCCTGGAGAGTTTGCAGCAGACCCGGGCGTCGATGCACCACATCATGTGGCAATGGTATGCGCAGTACCAGCAGAACCCCACCGCTGCCGAAGCGGCCATCATCAAGCGCGATTGGATCAAGTGGTGGACTAAAGACGACCCGCCTAAGGTGCAGTTCATCGTGCAGGCCTACGATACGGCGCTCACAACTAAGCAGCGATCGGACTTCTCGGTGTGTCACACCTGGGGTGTGTGGATAAATGAGGATGACGGCAAGACCAACGTGATCCTGCTCAACCGGGTCAAGGGAAAGTATGAGTTCCCGGAGCTCAAGGTCATGGCGCATGAGCAGTACGAAGAGTGGGAGCCCGACTCGGTGGTCGTGGAAGCCAAAGCCAGCGGTCAGCCGCTCATTGACGAAATGCGTAGATCGGGTATATTCGTCCAGGACTTCGCTCCGGGTAAAGGTCAAGACAAGATCGCCCGGGTGAACGCAGTGTCAGATATGTTCGCCGCCGGACACGTATGGTTCCCCGAGACTGCTTGGGCTGCTGCTACCGTGGAGGAGATCCTGGCGTTTCCCGCAGGCGAACACGATGACGAGGTGGACGCAATGACGCTGGCACTGATGCGGATCCGCAAAGGCGGCTTGCTTGACCTGTCCACCGACAAGCACGATACAGAACCGTTCTATGTCGGGCGTCGCCCGGCGTACTATTAAGGATACCAATGGCAACGCAAAAACACATGGGACGTGGAGAGCTGATCGACCGACTGGCCGCTCAGGTGGGCTCCCGCGATGTGGCTGTTGGCATCCTACAAAAACGTGGTCACTTGTATCCTGGCACTGAGAAGTACACTCCCGAGGGGATGAAACGCAACATGATGACTGCCGAAGAGCGTGCGATTGACCGCGCATCTAAGGCCACCGGTGCGAAAAAGTCTGACCTCACATACAACCCTCGTACCAATCGCGCCACGCGCAGGTAAGGAACACCATGGAAAAAAGCATCTACACCGCCCCCTTGGGATTAGACAGCATCATCCCCGATGAGCTTGATACTGGGTCTGAACTTGAGATTGAGATTGAAGACCCAGAAGCAGTACATATTGCTATGGATGGGCTGGAGATTGACCTGGAGCCCGGCGGTGCAGAAGTAGAGCTGGAAGCGTTTGATGCCAACTTGGCTGAGTACATGGACGAGGGCGAGCTTGAGAAGGTCGGCTCCGACATCATGGAGTTGGTTGAGTCTGACATTGGGTCGCGCAAAGACTGGGTAGAGATGTATGTGCGCGGCCTTGAAGTGTTGGGGATGCGGTATGAAGAACGTACGGAACCGTGGAACGGGGCATGCGGTGTCTTCAGTACCTTACTTACCGAGGCAGCCGTTAGGTTCCAATCCGAAACCATCATCGAGACGTTCCCTGCCGCTGGCCCCGTTAAAACTGAAATTGTTGGAGCGATCGATAAGCTCAAAGAAGAGGCCGCCGAGCGTGTTCGGGACGACATGAACTACCAGCTCACCGAGGTGATGACTGAGTACCGCCCCGAGCATGAGCGCATGCTGTTCAACCTGGGCCTGGCAGGTGCAGCGTTTAAGAAGGTTTACTACGACCCGAGCCTAGAGCGCCAGGTATCTATTTTTGTTCCCGCTGAAGAACTCATCATTCCTTACGGCGCGACTAGCGTGCGCACTGCGGACCGTGTATCGCACCTGATGCGCAAGACAAAGAATGACATCAAGAAGCTGCAGGTTGGCGGGTTCTATGTGGACGTGGAGCTGGGTGAGCCGCAGTCGTTCCATACTGACGTTGAGAAGAAGAAAGCCGAAGACCAGGGCTATTCGCTCGGCGATGACGACCGGTACCACATCTACGAAGTCCACCTTGACTATGACCTGCCCGGGTATGAGGATCCTGATGAGATCGCACGCCCCTACGTCATCACCATCGACAAGGGCACCAATAAAGTCCTAGCTATTCGTCGCAACTGGGAAGAGGACGACCCAAAGAAACAGAAGCGACAGCACTTTGTTCAGTACGACTATGTTCCAGGATTTGGCGCTTACGGCTTTGGTTATATTCATCTTATCGGTGGATACGCACGAGCCGGTACATCTCTTATTCGCCAGCTCATTGATGCTGGTACTCTGTCTAATCTCCCCGGAGGACTGAAAGCACGCGGCCTGCGCGTGAAGGGGGACGATACTCCGATCGCCCCCGGAGAATTCCGTGATGTGGATGTGCCGTCTGGCAGCATCAAAGACAACATCATGGCGCTGCCCTACAAAGAGCCGTCACAGGTTCTGGCTGGGTTGCTAGACAAGATCACCGACGAGGCACGTCGCTTGGGTTCGATCGCCGACATGAACGTGTCGGACATGAGCGCAAACGCTCCGGTGGGTACCACGCTGGCCCTCTTGGAGCGGCAGTTGAAGACGATGTCTGCGGTCCAGGCGCGCGTCCACTTCAGCATGAAGCAGGAGTTCAAACTCCTCAAGGGCATCATTCGCGACTACGCTCCCGAAGAGTACTCGTTCAACCCGGCTAGCGGTGACCGCAAGGCCAAGCAAGCTGACTACGACTCGTGTGATGTGATCCCGGTGTCTGATCCCAATAGCGCCACCATGGCGCAGCGGATCATGCAGTACCAGGCCGTGATCCAGTTGGCTCAGGGCGCTCCGCAGATATACGACTTGCCCGTGCTGCACCGCCAGATGATCGAGGTGCTGGGCATCAAGAACGCTGACAAGCTGGTGCCGATCGAGGACGACATGAAGCCGAAAGACCCCGTGTCCGAGAACATGGCGCTCCTGACTGGCAAGCCTACCAAAGCGTTTATTTACCAAGACCACGATGCGCACATCGCCGTCCACATGGCCATGATGCAGGATCCGATGCTCATGCAGCAGGTCGGTCAGTCCCCTCAAGCGCAAGCTATGCAAGCCGCCATCATGGCGCACGTCACTCAGCACTTGGCGTTTGCGTACCGCAAAAAGGTCGAGGATCAGCTGGGCCTGCCCATGCCCAAGCCCGACGAGGATATTCCTCAGGAGCTGGAGGTTGGTCTGTCTCGCATGGCAGCCAAAGCCGCACAGCAAGTGCTGGCTCAAAGCAAAGGCCAGGTGGTGCAGCAGCAAGCCCAACAGGCGATGCAGGATCCGATGGTCCAGATCCAGATGAAAGAGCTGGAGATCAAGGAGCAAGAAGCCGAAACCAAGCAGCTCAAGGTTCTGGGCGACCTGCAGCTCAAGTCGGAAGAGCTGGCGCTCAAGGCCCGCGAAGATGCTGGCAAGACCGGCGAAAACCCGGATCTGGCCGCTGCCCGCGTACAGCAGGAGCTCATGCAGGCGCAGGAGATCCATGCGCTTGAGATTGCTCGCATGAAGCTGGACCAGCAGATCAAGGCCATGCAGGCACAGCAAGCTCAACAAATGCAGGCTGCTCAAATGCAGCAACAGCAAGCTATGCAAGCACAACAAGCCCAGCAAAAGCTGGCACACGGGGGCCAGGTGCATGCGCAAAAGATGGACCACGCGGAGAGGAGCGCCAACCTCAACGCTGCGCAAGCCATCCATAACGCACGCCAGGCCGCATCTCAGCCGAAAGAAAAACCGGCGAAAAAACCTAAAGGAGATTGATGGACAGGAAAGCCTACGAGTACGTTGACTCTAAGCTGGAGCAGCGTAAAAAAGACATCATCGAACTGCTGGGTGACGGAGGCGCACGCGACTTCGCTCACTACAGAGAACTGTGCGGATTCATCCGAGGTCTCCAGACCGCACAGACAGAGCTGGGTGACCTCGTGCGACGTTTGAAAGAGTTTGAAGATGACTGAATTTGACGTATCGGCAGTAGACCTGTCCGGCATTCTCAACGCTACGGCGGAAGAGAAAGCACGGCAAGTACCTGATCCGGCGACGTACCACATTCTGTGTGTACTACCGGACATTGAAGAAGAGTATGGTGACTCCGGGCTAGTGAAAGCCGGGCAAACCATGCACTACGAAGAGCTGTTGTCCCCTGTGTTGTTCGTGGTCAAGCTAGGCCCGGACGCCTTTAAAGACGAAAAGCGCTTCCCCAGCGGCCCGTCGTGCAAGCAGGGCGACTTTGTGCTGGTTCGCCCCAACACCGGCACCCGCATCAAGATCCATGGCAAAGAGTTCCGTCTCATCAATGATGATTCGGTGGAAGCCGTGGTGCAGGATCCGCGCGGAATTACCCGTCTGTAAGGAGACAACATGGAAAAAACAGAATTCGAATTCCCTGACGAAGGTAGTGAAAACCCTAGGAAGGGTGGCGCTGTCGTAGAAGCCAAAGAAGAGGCGTCTTTTGAGGTAGAAGGTGAGGGTAAACCCGAAATTGAGGTTGTAGACGACACTCCACCGGAAGACCGCAACCGTAAACCCATGGCAGAGCCCCCCAAGGAGCTGTCAGACGAAGAGCTGGATAAGTACGATGAAAGCGTTAAAAAGCGTATTCAGCACTTTACTAAGGGTTATCACGAAGAGCGCCGGGCCAAAGAAGCTGCTTTGCGGGAACGCGAAGAGGCTGTTCGGGCCGCGCAGGTCATTGCCGAGGAGAACAAAAAGCTCAAGGGCTCGTTGTCTCAAGGCCAGACCGCATTGCTGGAGCAGGCCAAAAAAGTGGTGGCTAGTGAGCTGAGTGAAGCCAAGCGTAAGTACAAGGAAGCGTACGAGGCAGGTGACTCAGATGGCCTGCTGGCTGCACAGGAAGAGCTAACAGCAATCAAGATCAAAGCAGACAAGGTCAATAATTTTAGGCCTGCCCCTTTACAAGAGGAAAAATCTGCTGTACAACCCACCCCAGAACCTCGCGCCCCTCGTCCAGATCCTCGTGTGGACGAATGGCAAGAGCGGAATCCCTGGTTCGGCACTAACCGGAAAATGACTGCTTACGCTGTGGCAGTTCATGAAGACCTGGTGCAGAATGAAGGCGTCTCTACTGCGTCCGAAGAATACTTCCGACGTATTGACAAAGAGATGCGGGATCGGTTTCCTGATGCGTTTGAGTCAGAGAAACCCGCTGATGCGCCTACTCAGCGTTCCAAGCCATCAAACGTTGTCTCACCGGCAACACGTAGTACTGCGCCCCGAAAAGTCGTACTTACCAAATCGCAGGTGGAAATCGCCAAACGCCTAGGTGTTCCGTTGGAACTCTATGCGCGTAAGGTTGCGGATGAAATGAGGAAATAAACATGACTGAAGACATTGGACAGACCAAGCGTACAAGCCGCGAGCTTGAGACCCGTGAAAAAACGGCACGTAAACGTAAGTGGACGCCGCCGCAACTGTTGCCTGACCCCAACCCGGAGCCGGGCTATGTATTTCGCTGGGTTCGTTTGAGCACCTTAAACAATCCTGACGCCATCAATATTTCGTCAAAACTCCGCGAAGGCTGGGAACCCGTCAAGGCTTCTGAGCATCCCGAGATCACTATGGTCGCCGGTGGAGCTACTCGCTTCCCTGACTCGATCGAAATCGGTGGCTTGCTGCTTTGCAAAACCCCGGTGGAGTTTACTGAGGATCGTAATGAGTACTACCGCCAACAAGCGGAAGCTCAGATGAACTCTGTGGACAACACCTACATGCGTGAAAATGATCCGCGTATGCCGCTTTTCAAAGAGCGGTCTTCGAAGGTCACTTTCGGTAAAGGTATTTAAACTTTTTGGAGTCTCAACATGGCTTATCCCACCGTTAGCGCTCCCTACGGCTTCCAACCCATCAATAGCATTGGTGGTACGCCGTACGCGGGGTCTACCCGTCAGATTCCGGTCGCCTCTGGCGCCGTGTACACTGGCGATCTCGTCGAAATGCTGTCGTCC